CCCGAGGAGCCAAGGGGGCCGGTTCCTACCTTAAGGAATCTCAGCGAGCCCTGCTCAAATGGTTGGCTGGCTCCCCCCTTGGAAAGGGGAAGTCAACCGTCCGGCTGAGAAGAGGAGTTCCCACTATACTGCCTGGCGCTTTGCGCAAGGCGATCTATAATGGGAATCTCGCTGCGGTTCGGGTCGCTCTGACTCTCCTTGGAGTGAGTCGGACGATCTACCATAAGGGGTCCATCAAGACCTCGACGATTACGGAACCATCTAGTTGGGCTCCCAGCCCTTCCAGAGAGGCTACGTTCTCGAAGAGAATCAAGGTGGCCCTCAAGTGGCTGAAGATAGGCCAATTCCAACGACCCAAAGGGGTTACCGGGTTGTCCGACATCGTTAAGGTGTCGAACCGCCAGGGCCCTAATGGGCACGCGGTCTTGGCTGCGCATTGGGACGCTTATGCTTTGCGGCATAGCTCCGTCTGGACAACCTTCTGCTTTCTTGCGAAAGCTTGGGGACTACCATTCTTAATCCACTCGGTAGAAGCCCTATCCCTAGTAACCAGCCCGATGGTAACGAAGTACCCCATTATCGAAAAGGCTCTTCCCCAAAACCGAGCGATCATTGGAAAGCTCGGTGTCAAGAAAGAACCTCTAGGTAAAATGAGGGTGTTCGCTATCTCGGATTTCTGGACCCAGACCCTTCTGCGGTGCCTTCACAACTTCCTTATGGGGGAGTTGAAGAAGTTACCGATGGACGGGACCTGGGATCAAGGTAAAGCGGCGGATCGAGTGCGGGAGGAGACCAAAAAGGGAACAAAGCTTTACAGCTTTGATCTCTCAGCGGCCACCGACCGTTTCCCGGTTCGCTTCTTAGTCCTCGTACTAGGGGCACTCTTAGGGCCAGAGGTCGCCGAAGCCTGGAGAATCCTCCTGGTGGATCGCGATTACTGGCACGGGGGAGTAGCGTATCGTTATGCCGCCGGGCAGCCGATGGGGACCCTTTCGTCATGGGCTAGCTTTGCGCTAGCACATCACGTTGTGGTCCAAATCGCTGCACGGTTGGCCGGATACGAAGGCTTATTCGACGGTTACGCCCTTCTCGGCGATGACATTGTCATCTTCGATGAAGCAGTAGCCGAAGAATACCGGTTGCTAATGTCGGAACTGGGCGTTACCATTAACGACGATAAGTCGATAAATGGACCTGGCACTGCGGAATTCGCTAAGCGAATCTTCCACGGTGGGACAGAGGTGACTGGAGTGAGTGGTGCCGTGGTTGCGCAAGCAGTGGCGAATCTATCCGGGATGAGAGTCCTGGTAGAGACGCTGCTGCTGCGCGGCTTCTGCATCACACACCAAACCTTCTATCAGGCTTCCCTTCATCTTACCATCCAAGGTAAGATGACTCGGGCATGGCGATACATCCTAGCATCGCTGCTAGGACCAGAGGCACCGCTCGCAGTGCAGCCAGCGCTGTGGGGCGGGCTTATGGTCTAC